CTTTCTGTTTCCACAAATAATTGTATATCAACGAGTCCCATAATCTAACAGGAGAAAATACATCTCCGAAGTTACACTTGGCATCGTATGCCATAGTAAGAGCCAACTGAATTAGTTTCATCTTATCTTCTAACTCATCAACAAGAACTGTATCAATAATATTATATTCTACAAACCTGTTCCAGTCATTGTCATAGAACTCTTTAAACGTGTCATAACCAGATTCTAATTTTTTATGTCCTAGTTCTGTCTGTGTAATAAAGTCTAATTTATATGACTCTCGGGTAACATAAGTAAACTTCTTATATAAGTCTAGATAGTCTAACTGTGCAACACCTGTAATTTCATACGCTGTCATCTCACGGTTAGCAAATCTAATAGGACGTTTATTAACTAATCCAAAAGGAGACAATCTTTTGTGTACTCCTTCGCCTAGGATTTTTTCTATCCTACCTATCATATAAGGGATATCAAACAGATTAGAGTTCCAACCTGTAATAATATCAGGACAGTTTTGTTCCCACCAACTAACAAAGTTTTCTAATAGGATTTCTTCAGTAGCACAAGCCACATAATCCACATCAAATTTATTTGTTTCTTTAGAGGGTGTGAACTCCCCTAAGCCGAATGTTGTTATCTTCTTGGTGTTGTTATTTTGAAGCGTGATAACTAACACTTTCTCGGCTGGGGAGTCCACGTTTGGAAATCCACCTTCTGTTGTTGTTTCAATATCAATAGAGTAGATAGCCAACTTGGAAGCATTCCATTTTATATCAGTAGGAAACTTTTCCGTGATATACTGGTATGCGTAATAGTTTTGTCCAAATATTGGAAAATTGGATACGTCTTTATATCTTTCAAAGAAGCGAGTCGCCTCTTTATTTGTTTCAAACTGTATAGGAGCTACGGGTTCGCCGTATATACTTTTATAGTCTGTGGGTTTGTCTGTTTTAACAAAGAGCGTAGGTCTAAAGTCGTGCTTTTCGACATACCTCTCACCGTTTCTAACACCACGTACAAGGACCTTATCCCCGTAATGTCTCGCATAAGTATAAAAATTCATAACAACACCTTAAACATAATATAACACATTATAGGCTCTTTGGAACCTACTGTAAAGAACTACTCGTCAAAAAAGGTACGGTTAGTCAAATGTTCATCTTCAATGTCGTCCTTGGACTGTCCGTGATACGCCACTGCTAAATGTAGTGCTATCATCTCTTCGTTGATGTTGACTTTGTCTTCTCCATCTAACACAAAAAATTCACCAAGTATCCTACCGTATTTTCCTTTTGAATCAAGCCTTGTTCCGAGTATAGCTCCTTTGGACAATCTTGCTTTAAGATGTGCCCCCGCCATTTTTCCGAATCTTTTCTCAACGAGGTCACGGGTTCTACTTTCCGGGGTGTCGATGCCGTATAGCCTAACTCTTTGTTTTTTGAGCCACACACCGAAGCCCAAGTCGATATCCACATCTACTGTATCTCCGTCTACTACTTTTACAATTTTTACTCTATATTCGTACATTATTTTCCTTTAGATTCGTTTAGAACCTTTTTAGCGATGAAAGTATCAGGCTTGATGATTGCTGAAGGATTAAATTTATCATTATAAGCCGACAATATCTCCTCACCTGGATCATATACTGAAACCACATGTTGAGGAAAGATAGGTACTGCGTGATCTTTACTGAACGGAGCGTAAGGAGCAAGTCCAACTCCAAAATCCGTATCGCTTCCTGGTTTAGGCATCATCATAATTATAGCCGGTTTCTGTATTAACAAAAACCCCTCTTTTCCATCAACTTCGGTAGACGATACGTCTCCCATTAAATCTTCGCCTGTTGCAAGCTTTACTATTTGAATATTTGACATACTCCTTATCTCCTTTTATTATTTAATTTTAATAGACTGAGGTTTCTTATCTTCTGGAATTACATTTACCAGTGAGATGAGTAACACTCCGTCCTTCAATTCAGAACCTGACACCTTAACAGTATCTGCTAAAGTCCATGTTCTTGTGAAATTACGTTCTGCAATTCCTTTATGTAAGTACTCCCTTTCAGATGTACAATTTTGTATTCCCTTGACGATTAGATTACCGTCTTCCACACTAATATCAAGTTCAGCCTTTGAGAAGCCTGCAAGAGCAATTTGAATTTCATAATTCTCATCGTCTATTTTCCTAATATTATAAGGTGGGAAATTAGACTCGGGTTTGTGGAATCCTTGAACTGCGTCAAAGACTCTATCAAATCCAATGAGTCTGCTTTCTATTTGTGGGAATGCTGAAACGAAATCGTTCCAATTTGTCGTGTTTATGCTTACCATGTATTTCTCCTAATGTTTAGCAAGATTAAAATATGATACCCTAACGGCGTATCACTATTATTTATAAGAGTTTTTACTGAAATCATCAATTAATTTAACACCATCACTACCAAACGAATTAATAAAACTTGTATTGCGTCGTTTATCATGTTCTTTTACAAAAGTTATAAAGTCTGTTCTATGTCTTTGTAGTGATTCACCTGTGAATCTATTGTTCTTAATCCACTCTACTGTTCGTCTATATTTAGCAACTTCACCTTGCGAAAACTGAGGATATGTTTCCATCAGCTTTAAACTTTTCTCCATAATACTTATAAGCCAGTCAGGGCTATTTTGTGCTGAAAGGTGTTCTGGCGCTGTCATGTGGGGAGAGTCCCAATGTATTCTACCAGGATATTGTAATTTTAATTCTGCCACTTTGTAAATCAATTCTTCTATGTTAGGTATTGATAATAAATTATATGTAATCATCAATCCTACATCTATTCCACTCATCAAAACTTTGTGTAGGTTATCTTCAAAATGACTTATCTCTAATCCATGTCTTATATACTCTGCTTGTTTACCCCAAGTATCAATACTGACATATAACTTTGTATTAGGTATATCTTTTACTAGTTCAATATACTTGGCCACCCTTGCCTTACTAACCATGAGATTAGAATTACAATGAAATGTAAGACCGTCTTTAGGGTTATCTTTTACATATTGCAGTAACTTGTATGTATTCTTATCTAGTAAAGGCTCACCACCTGTAACTCTAAGCACAAATAAATGCTTATATGCCTCTGGAAACCAACTCCAGAACTTTTTAACAAAGGGAGAGTTCTCAATTTGAGAAGCGTGTTCTGAATTGTAGTCTTTGGATAGTTTGTATGGTCCGTGCTTGTCTATTTCCTTTTCCCATGTAGTACTGAATGTAGGTCCACAATAAGAACATGCCATTTGACATTTATTTGTAAATGATAACTCTAAGTACTTAGGATAAACTGGTGTTAGGCCAGAGCTTGTGGCTTTGGCTATTATGTTTGGATCGTGTTTAAAGAATTGGACGGCTAGTGTTTGCCTATCTGATATTTGATCTATGTCTTCTACTTGCCAACAATAAGAGCACTCGTCTGGTCTTCCACCATCCAACATTGTAGCCCTCTGTTCTATCTTATGAGGCGTATTATGTAAATCTGAATTTAATGGAATTTGATGTGTTGGACAATGATAACAGGAATGATTGATGCCAGAGCCTAAGTGCATTTCTTGGTGATACCATTTTAATACACAAAAACCAGGCCCTACTTTGTCCTGCTCTTCCTTGATCTTATTTAAATAATATAGATCGGACTTATTTAATTTTCTTTCCAATATTGTACTTAGGAACCAATTCCCATTCACTCTTCTCTTTGAAAGATATAATTTTTATCTGACTAAGAGGGGAACCTTCTCCTACCTCTCCTACTATTAATACTAATCCCCAATCGGATAGTAATTTTGCAATAGTGTTTCGTCTTTGTAAATCATTGTCTTGAAAGTCTGCCTCTTTGCCATCTAGTGCAAAAAGTTCCTTGAAATGTGTTATGAAGTACCTGCCTTTCTTATGTAGAATATGGCAAGATTGGTAAAGAACCTGTTCTTTCTTTGAAGCAACGCCTATTCTTGATAGCGTCTCTCTTACTTTTAGGAAATCCTCTGGGTCCTTTAACGTGACTTCTAATGGGCTATAGCCTGGGTAGTCAATATTAAAGTAATTCTCTTGATCACTCATCTCAATACCTTGTGTGTTATAATTATTAAGTTAACCCAATATTTATAACTTTCCGCCTTTAGATGTATTCAAGTGTATCTTAATGAGATCTATCTGTGTTTGGGATAGTAATAGTAAAGCTTCTTTAGCTTTCATAAAACTATATCCAAAGAACTGTTGAATTATCTCAATATTTTCTTCTTCAGTCTTAACCCACTTATTATAACGCTTTGCCTTTCTTACCACAGACTTTAAAAAGTCATATTGTAATTTATTATCTAGATGAGGCCTAGCGTTCATTTCGTTACCTGCAATAACCGTGTCTTTTCCAAATCCCATGGCACGATTTACAATAAACGGATTGTATTGTCTTTCTGTTGTTTCGTCGACTATAAGGTTTTCTTTTGTGTAGTTAATACTGTTAGCAAAATCGAAGGGAGATATTTTTTTAAGTTTTATATTAAACTCACTCTCATCTACTTCTTCTACAGGTTTTCCGAAACCTTCTAGTATTGAATCACTCATTAGAAATGCCTTATTACTCCTGCCACAATAAAGAAGCAGGTTATGAA